CGGACGATATTCTGTACAAGACGGACCGGATGAGCATGGCGCACTCGCTGGAGGTGCGGCCGCCGTTCCTGGACCACAGGATTGTCGAGTTTTCGAGATCGCTGCCGCAGGGATTCAAGATCCGCGGTTTCCGGCAGAAGCATATTCTCAAAGAACTGATGCGGAACAAGCTGCCCGAGGCTGTGCTCAAGCGGGCGAAGACGGGTTTCGATATTCCGGCACACGACTGGTTCCGCGGGGGACTGCGTAAGATTCTGCTGGAAACCGTGACCGCTGCGGCCGCAGATGCGACCGGGATCTTCGATGGACGCGGTATCGAGGCACTGATTCGCGATCATATGGAGAGACGAATCAATGCCGGATATAACCTATGGGGCCTGTTGATGCTTTTCCTGTGGATGAAGAGATGGAAGGTCGAGGTTCAACCGCCGGCGGGAAAGGCCCGACAGAGTTCCAACACGCTCGCCACCGCTATCCATTAGCAGTTGCGATAGTGGCAGCGCTGATTTTCCTTGGCACAATCATCAGCCCACCGTCATTGATGGACGACGTGGATGCGGTGCAGGCGCAGATTGCGCGCAACATGGTGCAATCGGGCGACTGGGTGACGGCACGGCTGGACGGCATCGCCTACCTGGAAAAAGCTCCCCTAAAGTATTGGATGATTGGCGTGTCCTACCTGGTCTTCGGGTTTCACGACTGGGCGGCGCGGATCCCGCTGGCGCTTTCGGCAGTGCTGCTGTGTTGGCTGACGGCGGTATTCGGACAGTGGGCGTTTGGAGCGCGCGGGGGAACTTGTGCGGGACTTGCGCTGGCGACCTGCACCGGCCTGTTTTTGTTCACACGGATCCTGATTCCCGACGTGGTGCTGACGCTCGCGATCACCGTGGCACTGTGGAGCCTATTGCGCGCGTTGGAGCGTGGCGAAGAACACGCGCGTTTTTGGGCGATGGCGATGTGGGCGGCGATGGGTGTGGGGCTGCTTCTGAAGAGCCTGATCGCGGTGGTGTTTCCGGCAGCAGCGGGGTTGCTGTATCTCCAACTGACGGGGCAGCTATGGTCGCTAGAGACGTGGCGACGGCTGCGGCCGGCAGCGGGAGTAATGTTGCTGCTGGCTATTGCGGCACCGTGGCATGCCCTGGCAACGTTCCGAAATCCGCCTTACTTCGACTTGACGATGCACAGCGAGCGAGGAGCATATCATGGGTTCTTCTGGTTTTACTTCATCAACGAACAGCTTCTGCGGTTTCTGAACCTGAGGTATCCGCGAGACTATAACACAGTGCCGCGTCTTTATTTCTGGCTCCTGCACATAGTGTGGCTGTTTCCGTGGAGCGTATATTTGCCGGCGGCGTGGAAGCTCACTTACCGGGGGCCGGACCGTGCGTCGCGAGTGCGGCTGCTGGCGTTGTGCTGGTGCGGCGTGGTGCTGGGCTTCTTCACCTTTTCAACCACACAGGAATACTATTCGATGCCGTGCTACCCGGCACTGGCACTGCTGCTGGGATCGGCGATGACTGCGGGCGGACGGGCAGTCCAGTACGGGACAAAGGCGATGGCCGCGATTGCGACGTTGGCAGCCGCGGCGGTTTTTGCGATTCTCTGGCTGGTGCGGGGACTCGAAACACCCGGCGACATTTCGGCGGCCTTGAACCAGAGCGCGGACCCACAGACTTATACGCTTTCGCTGGGGCACATGGGCGACCTAACGCTCGGCGCGTTTGCGTACCTGCGGCTACCGCTGGCAATCGCGGGAGCGGCGTTCGTGGCGGGAGCGATCGGCTGTTGGGCGTGGCGGAAGAAGGATGCTGCCCCGGTGGCAGCATTGACTGTCATGATGGTCTTGTTTTTTCACGCGGCACGGTTGGCTCTGGTGGCGTTCGACCCGTACCTATCATCGCGGCCTCTGGCCGAGGCGCTAGTGCGATCGGCGCCGGGGACGCTGATCGTGGACGATCAGTATTACACGTTTTCTTCGATCTTCTTCTATACCAACCGCACGGCGATCTTATTGAACGGGCGGGTGAACAACCTGGTATACGGGTCGTTCGCGCCAGATGCGCCGCAGAATGTTTTTATCGACGACCGGGAGTTCGCGCGGCTCTGGGGGAAGAGCGAACGTTACTACCTAGTGGCCGAAGGGCCGCAGGTGCCGCGATTCGAGCGACTGGTAGGAAAAGCGTACTTACACATAGTCACCCAAAGCGGCGGAAAATTTCTTTTCACAAATTCCTAAATTTTTTTCGGCGCTCTGTTTTCAAACAGTTAAGGCATTGGATCGGATTTCCACGGGAATCCGGGTGATATTTTCAAATCGGGAAGAGGGAAGCGCGGCTTCGCGGAAATTGGCGAAGCCGCTTTTTTTTTGGGGTGAGCATGGCGAGACTCAAACCGGGTGAGGGGACCCGTAAAGCAAACGGCACTGCTAAAGCAAACGGCACGGAGGAGAAAGAAGACGATGATTTCGAGCAGTGCGAGACGTGCAGCCGCTGGAAAGAGATCCGCAGGAGGCTGCGGGTCACGAAGATTCTGACAGCGGCCATCAAAAAGTTGGAGGAAAAGCTCAAGACGGACGATTTCAAGCCGACGGTAGCGGAGTACCTAAAACTGGTCGAGATCGAGGAAGAGCTGGAGCAGAATTCGCACACTCCCAAGGAGATCCAGGTGACATGGGTGGACGCCAAACCGGTGAAGTCCGATTCCGGGGAATAACGTACACACCGCTCGATTCCCAAGCGAAATTCCACGCGTTGGATTCGCTCTTCAAAGGGTTTTCGGGACCGATCGGCAGCGGCAAGAGCCAGGCCCTGTGCCAAGAGGCGATCCGGTTGACTTATTTGAACCCGGGGCGAATGGGACTTCTGGGGGCACCGACTTACCCGATGCTGCGAGATGCAACGCAAGCGACGCTATTCGAGATTCTGAACGGCAACGGTATTCCGTACGAACACAACAAGGCGGAAAACACGCTGGTGATGAAAGAGACCGGATCGCGGGTGGTGTTCCGAGCGGTGGAGGACTTCGAGCGGCTGCGCGGAACGAACCTGGCATGGTTCGGCTTGGACGAACTGACCTACACACAGGAAGAGTCCTGGTTGCGGCTGGAAGGCCGGCTGCGAGACCCAAAAGCAAAGAAGCTATGTGGCTTCGCGGTGTGGACGCCCAAGGGTTTCGACTGGGTGTACCGGAAATTCATCGCCGACCCGGTTTCCGGCTACAAAGTAGTGCGGGCGGCGCCGAGTGAAAACCGGTTTCTGCTGGGAAGGATTCCCGAGTACTACAACCAGCTTCAGAAGAGCTACGACCCAAAATTCTTCCGGCAGGAAGTGCTGGGCGAATATCTGAACCTGACCGGCGGCGCCGTATACACATCATATTCGGCGGAGGACAACCTACGAGAAATCGAGGTCGATTCGCGATTACCACTGCTGTGGGCAATGGATTTTAACGTGGACCCGATGAGTTCGATGATCGTGCAGATCAAAGGCGGGCAAGTGCGGGTACTGGACGAGATCGTGTTGCGGAGCGCGACGACGCGCGACGCGTGCGAGGAGTTCCTAAAACGGTATCCGCAGCATGAGGCTGGAGTGCGGGTCTATGGCGACGCTTCGGGATTTCATCAGCAGACCACCGGATCGTCGGACTACGCCATGATTCGGGAGTATTTCATGGTCCATTCGAACATGCAGGTGGAGAACCGGGTGCCGCACTCGAATCCGAGCGTACGGGAGCGGGTGAACGTGACGAACGGAAGACTGCGGTCGGCGGCCGGGGAGATCGGGCTGGTGGTTGATCCGAAATGCAAGGAGCTGATCAAGGACTTCGAGCAGGTGGCGTACAAAGAGGATTCCAACCAGATCGATAAAGATCGAGACCGCTTGCGGACGCATCTTTCCGACGCGCTGGGATACCTGTTGTGGCAGGAATGCCGGCCGTTCGTCAAGATCGGCGAGCGAGGGGAGCGACTGATTCCATAATGCAGACCATCAACCGAGAACATCCGGAGTACGTCGCGCGCAAGGCGATGTGGAGGCGGTACAGGGACCTGTACGCCGGGGGCGAGCAGTTACGGGAGCGGGCCTCGGAGTACCTGGTGCGGCGGCACAAGGAACCGAACGAAGTTTACCTGGAGAGGCTCAGCCGGGTTTTTTATCAGAATTACATCGGCTCGATTATCGATTGGTACGCGTCCACGCTGATGCACAGAGAGCCGGCTATGCTGCTGGAGGGAAACAGCAACGCCGCGAAGAGGTTCTACAGCGTGCTGGCGAACGATTGCGACCTGAAGGGCACGGGCCTGACGGAATTCTTCCGGCAGCGGTTTGTAGAAGCCCTGGTATGCGGGAGCAGCTTCGTCGCGGTGGATTTTCCACGGGGCGCAGGGACCGCGCTGACGCGAGCCGAAGAAGAGGCGTCGGGAAGATCGCGCGCGTACCTGGTGGACTACGGGCCGGACGAGATCATCAATTGGAACTACGATCCCACAGGCGGATTGGAATGGGCGGTGATCCGTACGTCATGCCTGCAGCAATCGAAGGTGACGGACGCCCAGTGGGAGCGGGAAACACGGTGGATCTATTACGACCGTGAAAATTTCCAGGTGTTCCGAAAGATGACCGAGGGGGCGCCGGTGGAGCTCGTCGATGAAGGACGTCACGCACTGGCTTCGCTAGGACGAGTCCCGCTGTTTCAGTTGAAGGTGAGCGAAGGGCTCTGGCTGATGAACAAAGCCGCGCTGCTGCAAATGGAACACTTCAACAAAGCGAACGCACTTTCGTGGGCGCTCACGATGGGATTGTTCGCGATGCCGGTGGTTTATTCGGACCGCGAATGGACGCAAATGGTAGGGGAATCCTATTACATCCAGTTGGGCCCGCAGGATCGGTTCGGGTGGACCGAGCCGGAAGGCAAGGTTTACCAGATCGCGGCGGAGAACCTGCTCCAGTTGAAAGATGAAGTCTATCGCGTGTGCTACCTCATGAGCCAGGCGGCGAGCGGGTACGGCAGCTCGACCCGGCAATCGGGGCTGAGCAAGCAATTGGATTACAGCACGACGGATGAAGTACTGGCGGCATACGGCGCCACGGTTCGGGAGGCGATGAAGCAAGTACTGTGGGCGATCTCCGCGGCGCGGCAGGACGAAGTCACGATCGACGTCACGGGGATGGACGAGTTTGACATCGATGACTTCGGGACCGAGCTAGACAATGCCAAAAAGCTGATGGATTTGGGGATCGGGTCGCCCACGCTGACCAAGCAGATTTTCAAGCGAGTGGCGCTAGAGTACCTGGCGGATGCGCGGCAGGAGATCAAGAGCCAGGTGGCGGATGAGATCGAAAAGATCGGGGCTGGGGAGAAGGGCTAAGGCTGGGGACGGCAACGAGCGGAGTAGCCAGGAGGACTTTCCTTGGGACAAGTCCTAGCCGGGCTGTTTCGATCGAGGCGGCCTTCGACCGCGGCTTGCTGGAGAAAGGACGGTATGGAAGGGATCGATATTCAGGCGATTGTGCGACAGGCGATTCAGGAATTCGCGAATCAGGAACAGACGAAGAACGAGCCAGCATACAAAGCGGAGCTCCAAGAGGAACGCAGGCGGCGGGAGCAACTGGAACGCCGCATGAACGAACTGGTGGAGGAGAACAAACGCAGCCGGAAGCTGGCGGAAGAAGCGGAGCGCAGCTCAGCAGTTCGGGCCGAGCTACAACGCCTTGGGGTGGCCAAGGTGGACCTGGCATTCAAGGCGGTGCAAGACGGAGTATTCCGGGGCGCGGACGGGCGCTTCGTGGCTCGGAGCGAGAGCGGGGAAGTGCCGATGCGGGAATACCTGAGCGCATTTGTCAACGAGAATCCGGAGTTTTTGCCGGCGCGGATCCCGGGAGGAACGGGAATGACGGCGACACAAAAGGCTCCGGGAAACGGGAGTGATATCACTCTCGACCGCATCCGCCCAGGGATGAGCGCGGAGGAGATGCAGCGGGTGCGCGAGGAAATCGTGCGCGTGGCATCCCAGACTCTCAGGGGAATGTAAATCGAGTAGTACCGGTTTGGCCGGATTTCCCGCGCGGGCCATCCGACCCCCGGCAACAACAATCAGAAGGAGAACGAATGGGAGTAATAACTTCGACGAATGTCGCGAGCGCGATTGTGAAGCTGGTGGCGGCGGATGCATTGCCGGTGCTGGTGGGGAACCTGGTGATGGGGAACCTGGTCAACCGCGACTACGAGCCGGTGCTGGCGCATGCCGGCGACACTGTTAATGTGCCAATACCCCCCACGATGGTTGCCAACAACATCCTGGAGGGCGGGACGGTGGCACCGCAGAACCCGAACCTGGGAAATGCGGCGATCGTACTGAACACGCACGCAGAGGCGACGTTCCAGATTCCGGACGTGACCAGAGTGCTGGCCGTGCCGGATCTGCTCCACGTCTACATGCAACCGGCAGTAGTGGCGATCGCGGAGAAGATCGAGTGCGACCTGCTGAACCTGTACGGAGGGTTCACGGTGAATGCGCCGGTTGGGACGGCGGGAGCGGCCATTACGGAAGCGACGATTGACGCGGCCGAGACCGAATTGTTCCTGGCGAAGATTCCGCAGTCGAGCCAGAAGTTCATTGTGGTGGACGCGGCGGCATATTCAGCCTGGCGGCAGATCCCGCGTTTCAGCGAATTTCAGACGGCCGGCGATGCGGGATTGCGGGCGGTGGTGAACGGGACGATCGGAAAGATCAAGGACTTTTTTGTCTTCCGGTCGCAGTATGTGCCCAAGACCGGCAGTAGCCCGGTGAACACACACAACCTGGCCTTCACCAGGAACGCCATCGGGCTGGTGGTACGAAGGCTGCCGCAACCGCTGCCGGGAACCGGAGCGATCGCGGAGTACGCCGAACTGGGCAATTTCGGAATGCGCGTGGTGATGAGCTATCAACCGAACACGCTGACGCAGCAGTTCACGGTTGACGTTCTGTACGGCTGCGGAGTTTTGCGGAATTCGGCGGGCGTGCAGGTGAACACGTAGGAGGGGCGAGGGTGGAAGACTGATGTGTCCACGGGTGTGAGGTTTACCTCTCCAGCAGGCGGTTCACGCCCTGGACACATTCGTCAGCCCCATGAGGAGACGACGAGATGGATTTGAAAAGCTACTACCAGAAGATTCGCGAGGCACAGTCGAAAATCGGACAGCCGTTCCCGATTGTCGTGAGTCACGAGACGCAGGATGGCGGTAGGCCGGGAGTGATGACGGAGGTTCCCTGCGCGGTTGCCGCCAAAATGGTGGTGGAAGGCACGGCGCGAATAGCCACGCCGAAAGAGGAAGAGGCTTTCCGGACAGCGCGATCGGAGGCCAAGCGGGAGGCCGATGCGGCCGCGGAAGCCGCCAAAGTGCAAATGACCCTGGTGCCGGCAGCGGCGTGGAACCAGACCCAGCGCCGAGTCGGTGGCGGCAGAGACCAGGCCTAACGGTATGGCTCTTTTCCTGGATGGTCCGCCGGCGGGAATGGAAGACCTGACCGCGCAGGATTCGCAATTGTTGCAGGTGGCCACCGCAGAAGGGATTGACGTCACGCGGAAGCTCCAACTGGCACACACCGAATTGGGCGAGGAGCTGCGGGCACTGCTCACGAATATGAGGTATCCCGAGCATCTCTTTTGGGTACCGGCGATGCCGGAGCTGGGGGCGGTAGTGGTAACACCTGTGTTGAAGTTCTGGCACATTTACCGCACCCTCGAGCTGGTATACACGGACGCTTACAACAACCAACTGAACGATCGTTACGCGGGAAAGCGCGACCGTTTTCACGAGCTGGTCCGGTGGGCGTACGACAAGCTGGTTCAGAACGGCATTGGGATTCAAACATTGCCGCTGCCGCAAGCTTCGAAGCCGCAAGTTACGGCAGCTCCGGGAAGCCTACCGGCTGGGACGTACTTCGTGACCGCGGCATGGGTGAACACAAACGGCGAGGAAGGACTGAGCGCGTTACCGGCAGTATTTAACGCGTCGGGGACGTCAATGAGGGTCGAAGCCGGAAGCGCGCCAAGTAACGCCACGGGCTGGAACGTATACGTCGGAGCGGCGCCGGACGCAATGACGGCACAGAACGCCTCGTCAATTCCGGCGGGGCAAAGCTGGCTTCAGCCCAGCGTGCTTCTGACCACGGGCCGGGCGCCGGGCACCGGGCAGAGGCCCAGCTACATGCAGCCGACGCCACGGATCTTGCAGAGGGGCTAATGACGGGTAGCATTGGAACCACGGTTACAGCACAAGTGTTGCAGCGGATCAAAGGACCGAGCGGAGCAAACGCGAACCTGGCGGCGTTGACGGGAACTATGGCCGGTGGGCTAATCGGCATGTTCGACGCGGCGCAGATTCGCACCCAGAATGCAGCAGCAGAGTTAAGCGATCGAAGCACGACGGTGCAATATCCGGCGATGCAGGTTTACTGCGAAAAAATCGTGAACGACTTGAGAACGAAATTTCAGAGCTTCTCGGGCGGTGTGCAGATGGCGATCGAGGTCCGACACTCCCAGGACGGGATAGACGGATTGCAGGATGCGCTGGGGGTTTATGCGGGAGCCGTGATGCAGATGCTTGACGGGTGCCGTGGGGACTGGGGGGAAGGCATATATTACGCCGGCGGATACCAGGTGGCATTCGGAGCGGTTAAACACGGGGGAAGAAACTTCTTGCAGTCGGCCAAGGTGACCTTCGAGATTGGAGTGAACAGCAACTGAGATGAGTTCCTATATTTCTTCGAACGCGAATCGCTTCTACGTGGCGCTGGAGAGCGCGTACGGCAAAGTCGCATCGATCACGGCGAGAAGCCGGATTCCGGCGGTCAAGCTGACGGCCCGACAACAACTGGAAGTCACCGAGCGGAAGGATAAGACGGGAAGCCGGACATTCACCGGTCTTCCGGCGGGAGGACGGCGGCGGACCAACTTCAGTCTCAGCACGTATCTGACGAACTGGGATCAGACAGCGGGGGAGCCATGCTATGGTCCGCTGTTCCAGGCGGCGATGGGAGCGGCGCCGTTAATGGGTAATGGCGGCGTGGTTGCGTCTTATGATATCGGCAGGCTGGGGTTCACGGCTGCACACGGGCTAGCCCCAGGGCAGGCGGTTTCATGGGGAGGCCAAATCCGTTTCGTCACGGCGATTGTGGATGCGAGCACAGTCCAACTGAACGCGCCGTTCGCAACGGCTCCCGCGGCAGGAGTAAACATCGGGCCGGCTATCACATATACGCCAGCGACAGAGCTACCGAGCGTAAGCTTATTCGATTACTGGGCGCCATCGAAATCGGTGCAGCGACTGCTCAGCGGCGCAGCCGTGGATGAAATGGAGATCCTCATTAACGGCGATTACCACGAAGTTCGCTTTAGCGGAGTGGCGCAGGATCTTCAGGACAGTGCGTCGCTTTCGTCGGGCGCGAGCCAACTGCAAAGTTTTCCGGCCGAGCCGGCGCTAGGCGCACTCGACTATTCACCGGTGCCGGGAAATCTGGGCGAGGCGTGGTTGGGTACAGCGCCCGCGCAGTTCTTTACGATCACAAGCGCCACGATCGTACTGAAGAATAACCTGGACGTGCGGACGCGGGAATTCGGTTCGAACGTACCACAGGCGATTTCGCCTGGTCAGCGGTCGGTAACGGCGGCGATCCAGCTCTATAGCCGAGACGATACTGCTACGGAGGGACTGTACCAGGCGGCGAGGCAGCGCTCGCCGATCAGCATCATGTTTCAGCTTGGACAGCTCGGCGGGCAGATCGCAGGCGTGTACCTTAAGAACGTGATTCCGGAGGTGCCGGAGTTCGACGACAGCAAGAATCGGTTGCAATGGCAGTTCCGGCCGTCACGAGGACAGGGGACGACCGACGACGAGATCGTGGTGGCATTCGGGTAGCCGGAGCGTAAACGTGATATACGAAAGCGTGGTGGCAGTGGAATCGAAGATTGCCAGCGGGGTGAAATTCAGCGTGGCGAGGATGTCGTTCGCGCGCCGAATGGAGCTGATGCGGCGGGTGCGCGAACTGGCGAAGCGGCTGGAATTCGTGGAGGCGGGGCGGGAGCCGGGCGACCGAATGGACGCGGCGCTGCTGCAGGCAGAGATCGACCGGTTATACGTCACGTGGGGACTGCGAGGCGTGGAAGGGTTAGAACTGGACGGCGCGCCAGCAACCCCCGACCTGCTGGCCGAGTTGGGACCTGAGGACCTCTTCCAGGAAGCACTCGGAGCAGTGCGCGCGGAGGCGGGCCTGAGCCCTGCCGAACAAAAAAACTGATCGTCGCCTTCCACTTTCAATTTGCCCACCAGGCCGGATGGAGGTGCGACGCATGCCGGAAATCCGGCCTGGAGAGCCGCCGCGGTTGCGGGTGGCTGAAATCGAGGCTGCCCTCGGGGAGCGCCGCGCCAGTTTGGGCGCGGCGCGAAATCGCACTCGGCGAGTGCCCGAAATCCTACATTACGGCGGACAGCGAGGCGTGGGTGCAGGAATTCTTCGTGCGGCAGCGACTGGGCCGTTGGGATATCAACAAGTTAAGCGCACGAGAGGTCGAGGCTTTCACGATTTTGGAACGGGAGCTCGCGGCGGAGATCCAGCATGTCCAGCAAAACACAAGAACAGCTTTTTGAAGCATTCCAGAAGATATTCGCGCGATCCGGCACTGATGCAGAAGCGGCGCCTGCGGTCACGGCACAAGACGTCGTGAGCAGCGGCCAACCCGAAGAACCGGCGCCCGCCCTATCGCCGCTGGCAGCGACGGTATCTGAAGTTATGGGGCCGGGAAGCGTCGAAGCAACTCCGGCAGGATCGAACGTACGCGGAGGAGCAACGTCGGTGCAGAGCGGCAGCGGCGCCGGCAGCACAGCGGAATCGATCGCAGTCAAGTTCTTCGAGAGCGGCTTCGGCATCGTGCCGCTGATCAGCAGCCTGGCGGGATTGTTCGGAGGCGGATCGAGCAGCCCGCCTCCTCTGGAGGCGTATGCGATGCCACCAGCGATCTCATTCTCCAGTGCGGACACTCCCGACGGGCTGATGGCTATGAACTTCGATCAGCGCGGCCTGCCGCGAGCGCTGGATGGCGGTGGGGGCGGGCGTCCCGGCACGGGGGCGACGCCAACAGCACCGCAGATCACCGTAAACGTGCAGGCTATGGACGCGCAGTCGTTTCAAGACCACAGCGCTGAGATTGCGGAGGCGGTGCGAACGGCCATGTTGAGCATGAATTCCATCAACGACGTAGTGAACGAACTCTGAAATGGCTACCTTTCCCAAGCTCAAGACGAATGCGGTGGCCCAATATCCGGCTACCAAGGCGATTGTGTTTCACAACCAGGCCCTGCGGTTTGTCGACGGATCAGAACAGCGGTACCGGGACCGGGCGGGAACGCTGCGGCGGTGGACGATCCGGTTGAGCGAACTGGATGAAGGCGAGATGGCGGCACTGGAACAGTTCTTCTCGGCAAATCAGGGAAGATTCGAACGATTCACGTTCACCGACCCCTGGGACAACCAGCAATATCCTAACTGCAGCCTGGCGGCAGATGCGATGGAGTTTGCATCCGTGGCGGAATTACGGGGCACGAATACTGTGAACATCATCGAAGAGCGAGTATGAGCGATTATCCGCAACTAGGCACGGGTGCCTTGAGCCAGTTTCCGGCGGTGAAGCGGCGGCGAATGAGAACCGTGGTCAACCAAGCCTCGGATGGCAGCACGGTGAAACTGGCGGATCCCGCGGCCGAGGTCATCGAGTGGCAGCTTGCATATACAAATTTAAGCGACGCGGAGCTTGCGGCATTACAGCAGTTTTTCGACGAGATGGAGGGATCGCTCAGCGGGTTCACGTTTCCGGACCCCTGTGGCAACCTGCTGGCCTGGAGCGAGGATCTGAACAATGCGGCGTGGATCGCCGACCCGCTGCTTACAGCTACGGGAGGGATCGACGATCCATTGGGGGGAACCGGGGCGTGGCATCTGATCAACATCGGAGCGGGACCACAGGCGCTGACACAGACATTAAACGTTTGGGGCGGGTATACGTTCTGCTTCAGCGTTTATGCGCGCGCCTCCACGCCAGCGACTGTGACTCTGCAGCTGGGCGGGAGGACTGAGAGCCACACGGTAGCGGCAGACTGGAGGCGGTTGGCAATCGCGGGCGGCGCCGATCCGGCCGCCGAATCAGTGGCGTGCAGCATTCAGTTACGAGGTCCGGGGACTTTGGACGTGTTCGGGCCACAAGTGCAGGCGCAGCCGGCCGCGTCGGCGTACCAGAGGTCCTCGGCGGGCGGCGTCTACGATAATGCACGCTTCCGCGACGATGTCTTTTCTTTCACCACCACGGGTATAAATCGGCACTCCACCACGGTCAACATTGTTTATGCAAAGCATCTCTGAGCTGAAAGAACAGGCGGTCACCGATACTCCGCTGATGGTGTTTGACTGTTTGCTGAGCGATGGCAGAGAGGAGCACTGGAGCACTCACGGCGTAACAGTCAACGGGGTTGCATACGCGGCGCGCGTGATTCAGCACAGCGCCTTTGAGATGCAAACAGCTTCCGACCAAGGCGTGGACGGGAGTCCGAAGATCACGATCGTGCTGGCGAACGCAGACTCGCATTTCTCGGAGATCGAACGGGCGACGGGCTGGAAAGGCGCAAAGTTGACGGCCGGCTTCCTGTTTTACGACCTGCGAAACGGCGCACCGGCAAGCGAGACAGCAGTGGTGTTTCAGGGAATCTGCAATCCCCCGGAACAGATCAAGGAAGCCACGTTCCGCCTTACCGCGACCAACCGGATGAACCTCCAGCGGTTGTGGCTGCCGGACGTACGCATTCAGCGCACCTGTCCCTGGAATTTTCCAGCTTCCGAAGAGCAGCGGGCGGAGGCGAAAGACGGCGGTAGCGAGGGCAAGTACTCGCTATATTACCGGTGCGGATATTCAGCCGGAATCGACGGCGGCCGCGGAAACCTGAACGGGACCGAACCCTTCACCTGGTGCGGATACACGCGAGCGGATTGCGAGGCGCGCGGAATGTTCCCGCGATTCGGCGGGCTGGAGTTCGTGCCGGAAACGATTGCCGTACGGAGTTACGGGAAGAACTGGTCGACTTCGGCGATTGCGGTGAACCAGACGCGGTACAACGATTTCGTGCCAATGGTATACGGGACCGCGTGGTACAACCCGTTGGTGGTATTTGCGCGGAACGACGGCAACCTGACGCGCATGGAGGTGCTGCTAGGACTGGGTCCGATCGAGGGTGTGGTGACCGTGCTGGTGAACGGCTACCAGATTCCGCAGGGGGTGGCCGGCCAGAACATGACCGGAACAGGCTGGTACAACGTGATGAGTCTGGGGACGCGGGACGGAGCCTTCGACCCGAATTTCACGGACGCTACAGGGCAACCGTCCGGAGACCCCTATGGAAGCATGGCGTACCTGAGCGTAGTGGTTCCAAACCGCATCAACGATGGGAACTCGCTGCCTTCGGTAAAGGTACTGGTGCAG